TGGATCGAAAATGAGAATACAGCAAAGTGGTCAACAGTAGTAGATACCTCAGTTCATTCTGTCTTATATGATTTGGCAACACGGAATGGTTTGATATTGGGTGGAACAGAAGAAATAATATTAGTTTAAATATGAATTTACAAGACGGATGCCATTCACTTAAATTAGAATGTGCGTTGCGAGATCTTGGATTTGTAGATATTGGATGGAAATGTGTTGCACACGCAGGTATATTTTTCATACAACCAGTCGGTATTCCTGATGATCCAGAAGGAGATTTGCTTGGATATCATATAACTGTTCCTTATGCAGTAGATTACAAGAAAATAAAGATGCTCTCAACTGCAAAGAAAGCACTTGACTGGGCCTTAACCAGTTAACAAACTGTCCACTACCACTGGACTTATACCCATAATTCGATTATAATATGGGTATGAAGAATAAACATCTTGAACATCCAGAAGACTCTATCTTTACGAATGGCCGTAAGGGTCTTCATAATATTCTAAACTTCTTAGAAGAGAGTAAAAGTAATATCACAGTCAAGTATGACGGTGCACCCGCAATTGTATGGGGTGTCAATCCAGACAACAATCGTTTCTTTGTAGGAACAAAGAGTGTTTTCAATAAAGTCAAAGTAAAGATTAACTATAATCACAATGATATAGAAGTAAATCACGGTCATGTGCCAGCAGTAGCATCAATACTTCATATGTGTCTTGAGAACTTACCTAGAATTAGAGGTGTATATCAGTGTGACTTTATTGGATATGGTGGTGCAAAGGAGTACAATCCAAACACTATCACTTACAAGTTTCATCCACCAATCAGTGACCGTCATAACATTGTTGTTGCTGCACATACAGAATACAAAGGTCATACTCTCAAAGATATGGAAGCATTCTTTGAGTTTCCTTTTGCTGTCAGCACAGATGAGTATGATTTAAATCGTGCAAAGACAGATCCATTTGGTCAGGAAGAAACTAAGTTTCTAAACACTGATGCTAAGTTGAATACACCTAACTACAAGTTAAGTTTGTATATTGCAGCTGCTCGTGTTGCTGCTAAGTTTATCAAGTTTCCAACTGAGGAAGAAGGTAAGAAGTTAAAGATTGCTGCTAACAAATATATTCGTGAAGGTAGAAAGTTGAATCCTTCTGAATTATCTAAGGAAACAGGATTTAATAAAAATCTTTTTCAACTTTATAACTTTCTAATTGAAATCAAAGAGTTATTAATGGAGAGTGTGGATACATTTGAATCTGTTGATTGTTTCATCGGTGATGAGCAATGTAGTCATGAAGGATATGTAATGACTAATCAATATGGCACATTTAAATTAGTAAATCGTGAGCAGTTTTCTTATGCTAATTTTAACCTAAACAAAAAGTGGAATAAATAAGTGTATGTAAGTGTAGGTAATTACTCCTTTAATCACAAATTATGCGAAGTTTTAATAATTTCTTGAAAGAAGCAACAGAGACTTCTGCTTCAAGACAGGCAAAATTGCTTGGTCTTGTTGGGGATGGTCATGGAGGATGGTACGATGCTAAAGGAAAGTTTGTTGCAAAAACTGAGGCTGGAAAATTAAAATTCTATGGTCAAGGTGGAGCAAAACAAGAGGACGATAAATCCATTCAAAAGAAACCTGCAGAAGCACCTGCACCAACTAAGAAAGCAAAACCAGTTCAACAACAAGATAAACCAGAACAAACAGAAGATAATAAAGGTCTTGTTCTTGTATTCGGTAGATTTAATCCACCAACAGTTGGACATCAAAAACTTTTACAGTCTGCACAAAGAGAAGCAAAAAGAACTAACGGTGATTTAAAAATATATCCAAGTCGTACTCAGGATCCAAAGAAGAATCCACTTGATCCTGGTATGAAAATTAATTTCATGAAACAAATGTTCCCTGATTATGAGGAGAATATTATTGATGATGCAAGTACAAAAACTATATTCGATGCATTAACATCTGCATACGGTGAAAAATATAGCGATGTCACGATTGTAGTTGGACAAGATCGTTTATCTGAGTTTCAAGGATTAGCACAAAAATATAATGGTTCAGACCTTTATAATTTTGAAAATATAGTTGTTGTCTCTGGTGGAGCAAGAGATCCTGATGCAGATGACGTAACAGGTATGTCAGCCTCGAAGATGAGATCATATGCAACTGATGATGACTTCCAATCATTTGTGAAAGGACTACCACCCGCATTAAAGACAATGCAGAAACGTGAACTCTTTAATAATGTTCGTAAGTCAATGAATGTTAAGGAGTCATTCCTATGGGAGATTGCACCAAAACTTGATCCTGATACTCTTCGTGAGGAGTATCGTAGTGGTAATATATTAAATCTAGGTGATATAGTAGAGAACATCAACACTGGATTGCATGGTGAGGTTATTCGTAGAGGAACTAACTATGTCATTTGTGTATGTGAAAATGGTATTATGTTTAAATCTTGGTTGAAGGATTTGCAAGAATACACTGAAGTTAAGATGGATGGTTTGATGAGAGATAAAACTCATCCAAATACTCTTATTGGAACAAAAGGATTCTTAAAGTACCTACAGATGATGACACCTGGTTATGACAAAGGTATCAAGATTAACAATCAGTATAAATAATTTCTGTAGCAACAAGAACTATGACGATAAAGGAACAAATTGAAATTGCAAGACTAATCGCATCGGGAACTCCGAGGGAAGTTGCTATCAGTGAGAAGATTATTCCCACATCATCTATGTATCGAGATGAATTAACTCCTGCAGAAAAAGCAAAAGCAAGACTTGCAGCTGCAAAAGCAAGACAAGATGAACTCAATACAAAACCAAAACCAAAACCAGATCCAAAACCATCTAGACCATCACCAAGTCCAAAACCCATACAATCAGTAGGATCTATGACTACAATTGATAAAGATGAAAGTGGTGCAACTGCAGTGCAAAAAGCAACAGGAAATGTTAGAAAAGGTGCAACAAAAGTTTTCAACTTAGGAAAAAGAATAGCATTCGGAAGGAAAGGAGTAAAGGATAAAATTGACTATAAAAAACTAGCAAAAGAGTTAAATAATGAAGAATTCATACAAGAAGTTGAAGATAAAAAGGATTCTAAAGCTAAAAAGGTTATAGATATAATGAAGGGAAAAAACCCTGTTAAGATAAATCCTGATGTGAAAGAAGACACTGTTGTCGTTCAGGATGCGTCTGGAAAAGATTTTGTAGAGATAGTAGACATAATAACACCAGAAAAAATAAGATCCGATTGGAGAAAAGAAATCAATGTCACAGAAGCAGCAGCGTGGACAAGGAAAGCAGGAAAAAGTAAGTCAGGTGGGCTCAATGAAAAAGGCAGAAAAAGTTACGAGCGACAAAATCCTGGATCTGACCTTAAAGCACCTAGCAAGAAGGTTGGAAACCCCCGCAGGAAATCGTTCTGTGCTCGAATGAGAGGAATGAAGAAGAAGTTAACAAGTGCAAAGACAGCAAGAGATCCAGATTCAAGGATAAACAAATCTTTAAGAGCATGGAATTGTTAGTTTAAGGTTGCTATATAGTGTAGTAATTTCGAATTAAAATCATGTTATCATTTTTACTACCATTTGCATCAAAAATTATTAGTGATGCTGTAAACAAAATCCCTGAAGATGCTGAATTGGGAGAGAAGTTAATCGATATTTGTCTTGTTATCATAGGTAAAGCAGTTAAACTTACCAAGACTGAGGCAGATGACAAGTTATTTGAGCAAGTATCAAAAGCAATCAAGTCTCGTTGATTATCCTTTTTATAAATATTCCTAGACAAGAAAATTAATAGGGTAAAAACAAATGGCTCTTTGGGGTACAAAAGATACAGTATACTCTACAGGTAATGTTAACGCCAATGTTACCACAGGAGTAGTTACTAAGGAAAGTGGCAGTATAGCTTGGACATCAGGTAATGGTGTAAAAGTAGGACAAGTTCTTATCTTGGCAGATGATGGTGCTGGTGTAGGTCAAGGTGTAATTAAGAGTATTGATAGTGCAACTCAAGTTACAATCACTACTAGATTTTTACCTGCAACAAATTTTACTGATGTAACTTACGAAATTCGTGAGACACCTAAATCAACTTTATTTGATTCTAATTATGCAGCTGCAGACATCTATGGTGTAGATAACGGTGAGGTTGGAGTTGCAAGAACAACTGCATACTCAGTCACACATGGTGGTTGGGTTGGTATAACAAGTTACACTGATCAGCATGGTAACTTAAGAGTAAAAACAGAAACTCTAGTTGCTATGAGTTCAATTTCTGGAGATGCTGAGAACGTCAAGTACACTGACTAATAAACTTTATAATCATATAATATGAGATTTGATGAACTAAACGAATCAAACTATATAATGTTTGCAATCAAAAATTATGAAAATCCTCAAGCAGTCACGCAAGAGGATTTTTATGAGGATATGAAAAGATTCAAATGGGTGAAGAGACTCCTAAACAAGTATAAAAATACTGGAGATCTAAATGTACATTTGGTTATGAATCATTTTATTATACTCTATAATGTATTTGGTGATGCAACAACTCCTTTGTTGTTTTATAAACTTGATAAGGATCTCTGGAATATATTAAAAACATTTGTAATTTATTTGAAAAGACTACCAGAGTTTCCACTTACAGATTTACATGATATACCTGTAGATAAGAAGTGTTTAGAACTTTTAAATGACTTATGAAAAGCTTTAGGCAATTTATGAACGAAGATGCACCAGTCAACAATGTTGGTGGTGGGCAGATTGCTGGAACCGTAGAAGCTGGAGATAGTCCACCTGTAAGAAAGAAGAAACCACCTATATTGGCAAGAGGTAAGTTGCCTGGTATGAGAACTAGATTCAAAAAAGGTGCAGACTTTATGGCAAATATTAAGAAAAATAAATAAGTTAGAAGTATAAACACTTAGAAGTGGAAGACAATACCAACGTTAATGCTGCTATTTTAGAAAGACTGGAGAAAGTTGTTCTATCTCTACAGGAAAACTCTGTAAAGATGGGGCAACTTCTTGCTGTTCATGATGAGAAGTTAACTAAGCAAGATCGCATTGATGCAGTATTATTTGAGAAGATAGAGCAGGTAGATGAAAAATTAGATCGTCATGCTACTGATATCAAGAAAGGATGTGAGAGGGATATAAGACTTGTAGATGCACGTTTAAGGTTGATAGAGAAAAAGATGTGGTCAATATTTGGTGGTCTTGCTATAATATCTTTTGTTGTAAGTCCAATTGGCCAAAGAATTATCAAACCAGTGTTGACTTCAGCACCAGTTCCGAGTATAATAGAAAAGTAATTAAACTTTGTAATGAGTGACATCAATTT